GTTATGTTGGACAGTACTCCAAAGTTTTGTAGTAGATCTTGAATTTTATATACAGTAGTACCACTCACCTGCGTTGGACTGCAGGCTGGGTTATTTTCCCATTTTCTTTGCTACGACCGAGCTGATGTCCAACTGGAGCTAGTACATCATCTATGACAATTTTATTGACAATTTATTCTTCTACGTACGCCTCATCAACACTGATGTCTCACGAGTGCTAACATTTCACTAGCATGCAAGGTTCGACGGTCCGCTTGCATACTCACGGCGCCTACAGCACCGATTTTGTAGTGGTTAGCATTGGTGAGTGTGTCAGTTGGCTTGTTGTGAGTGACGTTTAGCTGGAATACTAAAAGACATATGTTTTTACTTTTCACTAACATTGCTTTCCGAAAGTTCCATTTTATCATCCTCTGTTAGTGGTTCGTCCTTGTCCTGTTGTTTATTCTCCTTGAGTGATTTTCTTGTTGATATTGCTTGTTTTAAGACTGTCCATAATGCGTCTGCTGCATATGTCTGCCATCCTGCTGGTGTTATGTTGGACAGTACTCCAAAGTTTTGTAGTAGATCTTGAATTTTATATACAGTAGTACCTGGACTAAAAATCTGATAAGGAAATGTTGTTCGTGAATTATTTATAACGGTAGTATAAAAGTCTTCCTCCACATTCCTATACAATATGCCCTCACCTATTGGTATATTTACAACTTGCTCAGGTTCAGTAGTTATTTGAGCTTCTGTGAAATTTATAGTCGTTGGCTGCTTGAGTACTTTCAATGATGCTAAGTTACTTGGTATATTTGGTTGATTTTCAAGCACCCATATGTTCGTTATGCTATTTACATCTAGTATAGTCCCGTTGTAATAATAATTATAAATTGGTTGGTTATCATTATTATCGTATTCTACATCTATTCTACTACCAGTTGGTATTTGTAATGAGTTAATTGTGGTTATTGGTGAACATAAATAAATGCTTGCGTTCATTAAATAGGTTATTTTGTTTATACGAGTTGTTAATTGTGAATTCTGGTAGTTTATACCTGTACCAATGGGGTTCTTAAGTACATATGTATATCTGATATAGAAATACCCTGGTACAATTCTATTTTGGTTCGCATCTCTACAGGCTATTGCTAACGCTATATAAATGAATGGATTAGATTCTTGGTCAATTGCACCTCCCATTCTATATAAATTATACTGTAAATTACTTTTCATTCGCACTATGGATGTTGCTGTCTTGTAACATTGAGTAAGCATTCCTCCATTGCTTGTCTTGAGTGTTTGCTGCAAATTAGATTCTGTTGGTGCTTCATTCCATAGTGTTCCCGCAAGTACGTTTCCTTGTTGGGTAACTGCACATTGTGGTACGTATATTACTTCAAATTGCAATGGTCTGTAATTCTGGTAGCCTGCTGCTACTTGTGCAATTCTTGTTCCTGTCCAATATGCGGGGTTCGCTGGTATTATAGTTATTACTGATGAGGTGCTATTTGTGGATAATATATCAGGTATTTTGTATACTAAATCACAACCTGATACAACCGCTGAAGTTCCTGTGATTCTCCTATTGTAGAATACTTTGGGTACACTTGCTGTCTGAGCTACGGGCATTCTAAATCTCCTTATCTGCTTTTGAGTCCTATTTACACGTCTACGCATTCTAAATCTACGCCTTCTCCTTCTTCTATTGTTATTCTTATTGTTTTTAATGTTATTATTAGTATTATTATTTTTATTGTTTGAGTTCATTAGTGTTAATTTTTAGGCCAGTCATGCCTAGTACACTTTTTAGTTCTTCACTTGAAAATTCTGCATCTATCTGTTGATTTACATACAACGCTTCATTTTCTGTTAACCGGTCTGTTCTTAACTTTTCAATCTTCTGCATTGTTGTCCAATAGTCCCCTTGTATCTTATAAAAGTGCTCACGTTTACATATGTTATATATATGTACATTATATTGATTATCTTCATCTATATTCACAATCTCAGGTTTGGACAGTCTAGAATCAGTTTCTATTTGATATTTGTGCTTATTATATTTATATATCAACTTATTCTTTAGACTGTCTGGTATATTTGCAATATATTCTTGGGCTTTTTGTTCGTAACATTGGGCCATAGTCTTAAATATGTTTAATTCTGGGTAACTAATCATTAATGATATGGCTTGATCTAATAAATACTGTCCTGCTGCATAGTTGTCTAATGTCTTTATTTTCCTAGAATACTTTGATAAATTATAAAACTTCTTGGGGTCACGTGTTAATATAATTGTTCCATTGGGTTTCAACCATGCTCTTAATGAACAGAATTTTATGCTAGCAGGTCCGCCAAAGTCAAGCATTTTTAAAACTTGACCTAGCCCATAGACACGAGTATCTGGCTGTTCAGGGTCAGGATTAGCTTTTACAAAATATTTATAATAAGCTTTTTCAATAAAGGTGTTGTCTACGTAAGGTTTGTATAATACAGTAAAATCATCACCTTTACTGAAAGCTACATAGTCTTTACCATATACCAACCCTGCCTTGTCATTTACATATCTATTGTATAGAGCCATTCTGATGGTGTTACATAATGTCGTGTCACAATCACCTGAGAATACTGTACCTAGTATCATATAACTAAATAGTTGCTTCTTTGTCTTAGTTTTTGAATCATAAGTTACGACATCCATAATTTTATATATATTAGTTGCTAATTCCAAAAATAATTTTCTATCAATATGAAAGACTTTATCTACAATACGTTTATATATATAGTGATCCACTCTCTTCAAGGTTATGTCTTGCGTGTTGTCAAATGCTGAGCCATCACCTTCTACTACTTTAGTAAATCCTAATGTCAATAAATTATTTATATAATCTGCCATTTCAGTTAAATTTTTATTTCCACAATAGCCCTGAAAATGTTTGGCAAATATTTCCTCTAATGCCCACGTTATAGGTCCCATTGCATACTTTGTCAACATTGGTATTGCGCATACCATTCTAGGCTTACCATCGGTTTCCTGAAGTTCCACTTTACATATACCTTCATAATTTGTCCTCTTAATTTGACTTATTTGCTGTGGGGTCAAGAGGGTACGATCTCCATATAAGTAAGTTCTCACCATGTCCATATCTTTTTGTTTTGTTCGTGTTAAATGTTGGTACCACTGATCATATGAGTAACCAAAGTGTGTAAGATATGTACCAACTTCTTTCTCTATAATGTTAATTGCATACTCAATGAAATCGTCAGCTACTGCAGGTTCTGGTGTTGGTGCCATTTTCATCTGTCGTTTTGCTGCGGCATATATTGTATGCATGCATGAATTATATGCCATAACTTCTTTGGGTTGATCTACTGGGCTACCAAACACCTGTTCGTATAAATATTTGTCTGGACACTGGCACTCAATATCAGCTACTTTAACTAAATCAAAAGTATTTCTTTTATAATATTTGCCATTTATATACACATCAGGCTGTTTTCGTTGAGCTAATTTCTTGAATTGAGGATCCTTTATATTAAAGATTTTAAGTCTATCATATTGGTTAAAATATGGATGCACATGCTTCATATTTATAGGATATATTATAGCAGAAGCATGTTTTTCAATATTTTTACCAAGTGATACACCTTTATATTTTATTCGTTCTATTGATGCATTATTATTATTGTCACAACTGGCCTTTACATAAAATTTTCTTGATTTAATTTAGCATCTTCTGGTAATTCAAATAAACTTTTAAATTTAAATACTATGTATGACCACAACTGATTTCTACTATAAGCATCTTTGTAGCCGTCAGGTAATACTTCATAGTCCTTAGAATTTATATTTTCAAACGCTTTTGTATTTTTCAGTATATTCACCCTATCTTTTATATCTACTGCTTGAATTATGCCATGCATTAATACAGCCCCTAATTGTTGCATATTATATTCTGGTTTTTCTCTATTTAGGTACAATAATAAAGTGTTTATTTTTGCGTCATCCAATGTACCTCCAGTCTTTATTTTTATAGCTAAGGTATTCATTAATTTACTCTTTATTATACTTGGTTTTAATGATATTACATCTTGCTTTTTCATAGTTATCACCTTATATGAATCTATTAATCTGTTTGTTCTGCGGCGATACATTCTATACTCTCCATTTTTCCTTCTGACCTCATATTCAGGCTCGAATAAGACATCTTTCATCTTCTGCTTCATGGTTTCAGTAAATGTTTTTACATAGGATCTGTTTGTAATAGCTCTCATCTCCTCTTCTGTTTCAGCCAGATATTGGGTTATCACGTGACAACGATTTGGGTCATTTATAATATTTGGCCACCTAAGCTTTAGGACATCGTATTTGTTGATATTTTTATACATTGCAGAACTTACAACATCATTTAATGAAGGGTTAGTAAGTTTTCGGATTTCAAAGCTAACATAATTAGTTGCACCCATATCAATTACATCTTTTCTTATTACTTGTAGTATAAATGCATAGTTTTGGTTTGCTGGCTGTGGTATTGTATATATATCCTGGCTGAGCAATTCTGGAAATCTTATCTTAGATGTGTAATAATGATTATTACCATTAACCTTCATAGTAAATTCACATCGTTTTATATTGACTTCTTTTAGATCATAGGAATTATCTGGTGGGTTGATTCGACATGTGCCTTCCTTATAAAACACGCCATCTACTTCGAAACATATATCATGTTCTTCCATATCATTTGCAGTTGGTATATGTAGAGCTCCTATAGCTATAGTTCCTTGTCTTGAGTTTATAAATGACTCATATAGATCAGCATTTGTTAAATAGTAAATTACATCGGTGAGTATATATAGGGTACTATTAGGGGCATTTGGAGCATATTGTTGTAGTGTCTGTGGATGGGTTTGAACTTGAATATAATTGCTAATATGTTGATTATTATTTGCATTTGTTAGGTGGCTGTTTATTAGAGAGCTATTTTCTGCATTGTACTTATCTACATCTGCTTGGATTATTTCTGTCCTATCATAATCTGCTCCTTCTAATTGTGGTATTAATATGTTAGTAGCTAAGCCAGCATACATTGATCGTGTACTGTTTACATCGCATATGATCCTATTGGGGACACTGACAATACAGGAGGCTGGGCACATGTCAATTTGTGGTTGGTCTGTTGTAAAAATCTCAGATTTAATACGCACATGTTCAGCTATTAGATCATCTTCTAAAATTGACCTTATACTGTGAAGCATCGGGTGTCTGTTTGTTGTCTTATAAAATATCATAAATTGATTTTTAGGCTTGACAGTGTTGTCATAAGCTACGACCTGATGATTGGAAATTAACTGGGCTAGGCCTTCACTTATGATTTCACTCTCAGCCATTATTTTCTTTCTTGCTGTTAACCCAACACTTCTCAACAGAGTGTTTCTAATAGATAACATGTTTATTATATTATTAGGCGTTATATTTTTAATGGCCTCCTGACCATCCACCTGTGATTGATATTGCAAATTTTCAATTTCTTTTAGTAATTGTAATTTATTCTTTGTTAATTTAACTCTTGTTTCCTGTTTCTTTAATTTTAATATTTCTGGATCTTGCATTATATTTTGGCTTATTAAGTGGTGTTTTTCATCATATTGAAGTTGTGGTTCATGGTCATTAAGTTCAACTTGTCTTAAATTGTCAATAAAATTGTCATGGATAACGTTATTCAGTGCTCCACGACTAGCACCATACTTGTTGTTAATATATTTATCATTAAAGTTCTTTTTATTAGAGTTCAAAATTTTATTATTATTTTTC